TTTCCAGATTTGTTTATATTCAACAATAACATTAGGATATTTACTTTGATCAAGAAAATTTCCTGGTAATTTTTGTATTATTATTAGTTTAGTTACATCAGTCTTATCTTGTAATCTTTTGATTCCTGCTGCTAAATATGTACCTAATTTCAATTCAATCAATTCAAAAAGGTTAATTGTTGGAATACCTAAAATATTAACATGATTTTCTATATTAGGATAAGGAAGAGAATTTTTAGAATCCTTTTTACCTTGTTCAAGCAAATCAACACTTACACCTGTTTGTTTATCAACAACTGTCATGTTATTACCAGGAATTGCTTTAAATCCATTTCCGGTTAATATCTCTTTTGCTTGTTCTCTTTGACTCACAATAAAATCTGTATCATCTGTAAACCGAGAAAATCCATATAAGTGAACTGCATACCCACCAATTAATTCACAAGGTATGTTATATTCTTTTAGAACCTCAACTACCTTTTGAGTAGTTTGTCTAATAGGAGTCATACCTAATCTCGTTTCTAACAAGATTTGTTCTGATATGTCTTTCAACGTTTCTAACAAGATTTGTTCTGATATGTCTTTCAAATTATACATACTATATTATAGTAGTTATTTGAATGAAATCAAGCTGATTTTATTAAATTGCGTATTTTTCAGATCTAACTAAATAATAGTACATTGGGGGTTCATCAATATACACTTCTGTTTTTAACATTGGAAGTATTCCTGCAGAGTAATATCTATCACTGTAATCATCACCAGTGAGAGTATTATTTTTAAATCCAATCTGTTGTGCAATTTCCCGTCTAACAGGATTCAAATGATTTGGATTTCTAAAATAATCATTTTTTGTTGGATTCTTTTCATTAGGTTTATCAAACCAAGTTTTATATTTAATTGAATGGTATGATCTTTCTGGATTTTTATCGTCAACTGTCATAATAAGAGAAAATCCAACAGTATCAGGATCCTGTTTAAGTGCATCAAGAATTTTACTAATATATTCAGGGTGTACTAAATCATCATCATCTATACTGCAAACCCATCTACCTTTTGCTGCATGTAATAATGTATTACGTTTAATAGAAATATGAGATTCACCATTATCAATACTACATAATACTTCAACTGAGTTATCTTTTGGCAATTGAGGAGCAAGACAATTTTTTAGTCTCTTAAGAAATGCTTCTCTTCTATATAATGAACAAACTGATATTGTAAGTATTGGTTCCATATTTTAGCTAAAATTTTGTGATTTGTGATTAATAAGATTTAAAATTTCCCCATCTGTCAATTGAGTTGTATTTTCGGAAGAAATAATATTCAATAATGGCTGTTTTACTTTTTGATTGGGATGTATAAGATAATGTGGTATAATATTGTTTTGAAACATAATTTTTTCTGTATTATCTATCTCTGTATTACCAATAAGATATTCTACTATTCTTTCACCAGGTCTACTACCTGTTACATTATAGTGGCATCCTTTATTTTTTTGCCATGTAGTAAGAATACGTAATAATGATGCTGCTTTCATTTCTTGTGTTAATATTTTTCCATGTACGTCTAAAATATTATTTAAAGCAGTTAATACTAATTCTACCGCTTCATTAACAGTAAAGAAAAATCTGTACATATTTGGTTCTGTTACATTTAATGATTCTTGTTTTAAACTTCGTTCTTTCCATATAGGTAAAACTGAACCAGTCGACCATGCAACATTACCGTATCTAACACAAGTAAAATATGTTTCCGTTTTACCGTCAATATTACAAAATAATCGTTCCATCACTGCTTTTGAAAGACCATACATACTTTGAACAGGTGGAGATGCTTTATCTGTTGAAATACCAATAACAATTGGAATAGATTGATCTATTGCAACTCGTGCAACATTCTGACTACCATGTATATTAATATCTACGCATTCCATTGGATATATTTCTGCAAGAGGAACAAATTTTGTAGCAGCAGCGTGGATTATAATATGTGGTTTAACATCATTAAATACATCTCTAATTGATTCAATTGAAGAAACATCCATTGGTCTACATTCACACTCTGTTAATTTTTGTGCCTCTTGTAAACGTTTATTATTTCTACCTGTAATACACACTTCATAATCATTTTTTAATGCTAATGCAAGTTGTTTTCCAAGGAATCCAGATCCTCCTGTTATTAACAATTTTTTACTCATATTTTTATTTACAAATGTAGTTATTAGTTCCAATATTTTTCAGAGAATTTACCCTCTTTAAAATTAGGTGTTACTCCAATAGCTTTTGCAATTTTTAAAACTCGTTCAACTCGCTCTGGTTCAGCTGGACCCCATTTTAAATCAGTTTGAGATTTATCTCCATCTCGCTCTAACATTCTTATAGCTGTTTCATCCATCTTTCTCCCACCAAATACATAATGGTTATGAAATATTTCTATATCTCCTCTATATTTTAATCTTCCTAATGCCCTAAATATTACATCAATATCTTGATCGCTCCAATTAAGCAAATAGGTTTCAGACAAAAATTTTCCATCATTATACTTTAAATACTCACGGTGAGTAAAAATATTCACAGCGAGATCACCACCACGTTGACCATCCCAACAATAAACAGATTTAATTTTATCAGATGGTAAGTTTTGCTCATTAAACTCCTCAAGTATCTTTTCATCCCAATTTTGAGTCTTAAAAATAAAATCATCACCTACCATACTCACTATAGTTTCAGTTGAAATATTTGCAAGTTTGTTCCAAATTTCATGGATGTTCGTTTGTTTACCTTTAGGTTCAATATCAATAATTTTAACGAACGGGATAGCATTAGCTATTTTATAGATTATCTCTCGTGTTGGATCATCTCTATCAACACCAAAATAGAGTGTTACATTATTAATGTCTTTTACAGTTGTAATAATTGAGCTAATTAATGTAAGTTGTAAATTTAGCCTATTACGAGTTGGAACCAACAAAGCAATTTGTGACATATACATAATATTAACTAGAAGTAAGTTAAATGCAAGTTTATTTCTTTAGTTGTTTTAAAACCTTAATTACTTCTTCTTGAGGTGTATCAGGAAGTTCTGTTGGATAACAACCATACTTCTGCTTAAAATATTCCCAGCCTCGAGCTATATTAACCTTCCAATCGGCACGTGGTCTGATAGTAGAGTTTACTTCTGAGCAAGCCTGTTCACAAAGTTGTAATTGAGAATCTTTAATATCAGCAAAATTCCAAAATGGGGTGGTATAGCCTGCTAATTCAATTCGTCTTGTTAATTCAATATGCTCTGTTGAGTTGATAAAATATTCATCATGTAATCCAACTTTTTCTAAAACATACTTTGTAAAAAAACTAAATGCACCAATACTATGTAAATATAGTGCTATTCCAATTTCTTTGGTGTAATTAACAATCAAACGCGGATTTGGTGTTTTCTTATCTGGTAAAAAATTCATTGGACCGTGTCCAAAAAAACTGAAATGTTGAATACCACTTACCTTACTTGCTTCAATATATTTCTTCCAAACCTCAGAAGATAAAACTAAAATATCGTCTTCAATAATGAAATAGTATTGGTAGTTTTTCGATATTAAATGTTTAAAGAGCTTGTTTTTACTTCTACCAACTCCTATATTCTCTTGATTTTGAATAACATGATTAGCACCTTTATAAGAAGAATCAGGATAAGGTGTACCATCATTAACTATTACAATTTCAAATTCATAATCAGCTGATAAATTCTGAACAATAGATTGTAATGTCTTCTCAAACATTAATTGCCTATTATAGGTGCAAATGCCTACTCCTATTTTCATATTTTATTTTCCAATCCACCAATACATTATTCGTATTACAATTGAAATTCCTGCAAATATAGCAACAAAAATTAGTAACATGGTAGAAGTAGTAGTTGGCTTATAACTCGTATTACACATTGTTGGATCACAGCCTTCTGAAAGAAGGTCATATTTTGGAACAACTACATTCTTATCTGGTTTAACACTAATCATTATTACATATTAACAGTTTTTTACCAGAATTCAAGTGCTTTACTTTATTTTTTGTATAAATAATTATATAACATGTACTCAAAAAATGCACTTTTAGTTCGAGAATTGCCTCCAGTAACAATTGCTTATCCTGATGATTTATTAATATTGGAAACTGCTTCAGCATCAAACAATATATCTGTAGCTGATTTTGTAGATAGTTTTTCATCTGTTTATCATACCTTTTTTATTGATCCTAATGGTGATTTACATGATACTATGTATTCCCGTAGTACTACCTTATCTTCAACAGATTTAGGAAGAATAAGATTTGTTTGGAAAGATACTTATAATCCCGCTGTCGAATATACACAATATGATGTAGTCTATTATAATGGTTCTTCTTTTGTTTCTTTAAGTTCGAGTACAGGAGTAACACCTGTATCAGGTAGTGCTTATTGGGATTTGATGGCATTAGGATATATTTCTGGTGCAGTAGTTCTTAACGTTCAAAATATTGCTGCTCTTACATTGCTAAATCCATTAATTAGTGCAGAAATTGTAGTTGATGGAGCTGCAGCAGAAGTCTTAGGCTATTATAATCCAAACGATAGAGGAGGCGGCCTATTCAGATGGAATTCTACTTCAACTTTACCAGATGATCGAGGTTCTGTTATTTGTCCGACTGCAATGATCGGTATGTCAGGACGTTGGATTCGACTCTTAAATGGAGAACAACCTAATGTTAAAATGTGGGGTGCACAAGGCACTGGATTAACAGATGATACAGCTTCTATTCAAGCTGCATTATCAGCAATGAGTTATGGTTGGGCTCTTGAATTAGTTTTTACAAGTGGAAATTATTTAATTAGTAATACTTTATACGTTCCTTCAAATATAAAAATTAGTGGTGAAGGTATTGCTTATAATACTTCTATCTTTATGGCACAGGGTATTACAAAGGATATAATGACCACTGTTGCATCTACTACTGCAGGACCAATAGGATTTATTCCTACTGATAGTGGATTTATTATTGAAAATTTATCCTTTTATTTTCAAGGATATGAGTTAGATACAATTGCAAATATACCAAATACTGCTTTAACTATTAATGATTCTAGCAGAGGAGTTATAATTAGTAATGTTGCAATTTACGGTGGAGGTATAGGTATAAAAATTCAGCCATTAGCTAACCAAAATAGTGAAACTGGATTAATTAATATTGAAAATTGCTTTATTTTCAATAGTAATTTAGATGCAGTTAATTCAACTGCTATTTGGCTACAAAATGAAGCATCAAATATTAATCTAAAAAATATATCACTTTCAGGTAGTTATAGTAATGGTGCTATTCTTTGGAATATTCCTCAATTATCAGCAGTAAATACTGCTCCTTATTTAAAAATACAAAATTGTATCTTTAATGGTGATGGAGTTTATTCTACTAACTTTCTTACACTTTCTTCTACTCAAGATACTACCAAAATTCCTGTAATTTGTATTGAAGGATTAACTTTAAACAACTGTAATAATATTATTCAAGATAATATAATAAATTATTTTATTCCTAGTCAAACATTAAGTGCATTACAAACTTCTATTCCTTTTTATTATAGTGCTTTAAATACAAATGCATCTCCGCAAGATATAATCATATCTACCAAAACGATTAATACATCTACTGCACAATTTATACCATTAAGTGCAGGTTGGTATACTATTTTTACTTCACAAAGTGGTCAAGCAATTACAAATTTATCAATTGCTTCTTTGTATGAATCAACTAACTTTGATGTTAATTTTAATAACACAACTGAAACTGGATTTATAAAGGTAAACAAATTTGATACATTGGGTTCTACATGTGTAACTCGTGCACGAGTACTTTCATATAATAATATTGTTTACACAGATGTTTATGTTAATATTGAAAACATCCCTATTACTATCAGTTATAGGGATGATGGACAAGAAAATTATACATCAAATGGACTATGTATTCCTACTTTAGTTGATTTTGCTCCTGATCAAGATCTATATTCTGGATATGAAGAAGTAGCTTTTGATCGAGGAATAGTTTCTTCTTCAAGTATGGTAGACAATGGTCATTTAAAATTAGGAGATGATCATTTCTGGATTGAAAATAACGATGAATTAAGACATTACAATGAAGGAGTAGATATACTATTTGTTAGTAACATTTCTGCAGCTACAACCTCTGCGCTTTCTGGTTTATACAACACAGGTGTAAATGATGATGGATCTCTCGCAACTCAAGGTTCTAAAGAACAACATTGGAATATTAATAAAACCAATACTACATATAATCCAGCTCTTTCAGTTTTTGTAGGTCAAAATTGGACATTTAGTAATCTATCTCAATGGGCATCTAATGGTCCAAATTCTCAGTGGATTTCACCGTCAAATATACTTCATGCTGCTCAAGCTCAAATCTTTCCAAACACTGCTACTTTTACTTATAGTTTATCTTTTACAGTTAATAATAATGCTAATTATATTCAAAATATAACAGGAGCTTGGACTTGTGATGATCAAATTGTTAATGTTACTATTAATGGTATTTCTACCGGATTAATATTACTACGTCCATCATATATGGATCAACCGTCTGCTAATCCATTTATTATAAATACAACTAATTTATTAATAAATGGTATTAATAAACTCGAAATAACAGTTAATAATAGTTATGGTAATACAAGTGGTTTAAGAGTTGAATTTGTAACTGGGCAACCAGGACAATTAGTATTAGGGACTGGTGCTCGAGCACGGGGTTATATACAAAATGGATCTGTTGCACGAGTTAATGTTTTAGATGGTGGTGTAGGATATATACTTCCTCCAAATGCTTTTGCTATTCCAAATGATGGAGGAGGATCTGGAGCAGTTTTACTTCCAGAACTTAATAATGGACAAGTAACTAAAGTAACTGTTTTATCAGGTGGAAGTGGATATGGTACTATACCTACTTTTGGTCAAGGACGTAAATTTATTACTAATACAGAATTTTCACCATATGGTGGTGAACCTATTAGAAATGTTAGAAGGTTAAATTATGAAACATATAAACTTTCAGGTCAAGGTAATAGTCAAGTTTTAACTGGATTATTATGGACAAAAGCTCAAACAACACCAACAGGATTACAAAGCAATCCTACTATTACAACATTTACACCAGGAATTTTGAGTGCAGGAGCTAATGATCTTCTATCTTGTTTATATCCAGGTGATAAATTAGCATATGTTGGTCCACTTTTTGGTCTTGAAATTTATGAAGTTGTTGCAGTAATAGATCAACAAACAGTTATTGTAACACCACCTCTTCCTTCAAGAGCAACATCAAGAAGTAATGCTACATATATAAAAGTAGGTTGGGAAATTTTTCCTTCAGATCCAAATTATAGATATCTTATCACAGGTGTTCGTATATATGCTCCTATTTATCCTAGTTGGAGTAGTGGAACTAATGGAATTAACATAACACCTTCAACACCTTACCTTACTTTAGCATTACGTACTAAGGGATATACATCTAATGCAATTCTATGGTATTTATCAAATAGTCAAATCAATACTACTTATAATACTATTTGGTATCAACAATTTACTGATGGTAATATTATATATCCATTTTTAAATAATGCACCTTCAACAATTCAAACAGTTAACAATAGTTTGAGTGCTATGAATTATGGTACAGGGTGGGGAATGAGTTCAATACTTCCTCCATCATTAGGAATATCAATAGATCTTATTACTAATACAAATTATACAACAGGTAATGGTTCTCAGTATTATGCTTATCAAGACTTTTTACAGCCTTTGAAAGGAAGTCTAACTCTTGTTGAAGTTTTTGGCTATAAATATCCAGTCAATTCAAATTATTAATCATAATATGTTAAATTAGTTATAAAATGTACACCTTTAAAAATTTTTATCTTCTTGAATCTGTCTTTGATGATGCTTTCACTCACTGGAAAGAAGAAGCAAACACTGATACTATTGAACAATACATCGACACATTCAAGATATTAAAACAACGTAACTTTCTAAAAGGATCAGAAGCAGATATTTCTCCATGGATTAAGAAGCCTTTCAACGAATTTAAAGCTTTTGTTGATAGTAAAAGCAAAAAACACGAACAGAAGTCTGCTATTAAACGTACAGAAGGAGATGTTGAAAGAGTATTTGAGAATGAATTTTGCACGATTGTCTGCCCTAACACTTTTGAAGCATCGAAGAAATACGGAGCAGGGACGAAATGGTGCATAAGCGGAAATGTTATTGAGCACTGGAAGAGTTATACAGAGAAGGGTACAAAATTCTACTTCATATTACCGAAGAATAATACACATAAATTAGCTGTGGCCGTTTATCAGAATAATTCTTCTAAAGAAGTATATAATGAATTAGATGAAATAATTTCAGTGCAAAAATTCACTGCACTGTTAAAGCAGTATAACATTCCGAAAAATATTATTTTCACAAATGAAATGGATTGGGATAAATGGCTATTACAGCACAAGCACACTATTAATCCTGATGGAAGTGTAGATATAGATGGAGATGTAAATCTATCTGAAATGAAGCTGAAGGAGCTTCCATTTAAGTTTGGAAAAGTAGAAGGATATTTTGATTGTTCTAGCAATCAGCTCACGTCACTTCAAGGAGCACCTTCGGAGGTAAGAGGAGTTTTTAACTGTTTTAACAATCAGCTCACGTCACTTCAAGGAGCACCCTCGAAGGTAAGAGGTGATTTTTACTGTTCTGACAATCAGCTCACATCACTTCAAGGAGCACCTTCGGAGGTAGGAGGAGGTTTTTTCTGTTCTTACAATCAGCTCACGTCACTTCAAGGAGCACCTTCAAAGGTAGGAAAAAGTTTTTTCTGTCATAGCAATCCAAAATTAAAACAAGCTGAAATTAATAAATTAACACAATTTTATAAAAATCAAAAAATGAAGAAGAAAAATATAACTGAAGCATTTGAAAATATATTAAATGAAATAGCCTCTCAAGGAATAATAAGCTTTAAAGACTTCTTTAAAAAGAAAAGAGGTACACGTCAACAACGTGGATTTACTGGGCAAACAAGATTACATCAAAATCTTGTTCCTACTATGCATAAGATAGATCCTTCAGATAATGAAAAAGTAGAAGATTTAAGAGGCAGAAAAGAAGGAGATGCAACAAGAGTTCTTACTCCACAAGATTTAGGATATATTTCTCAAAAGTATGATATTCGAAACGCAGGAAAAGATCAATCACGTCTTCTAGGTAAAACAGGAATAAAACTACATTGGAATTCTAGTTTAGGTGGATGGTGCTTAACAAAAGAAAAATAATTATGTCAAGTAATTTTTATACAACTGGTGTTCGTTATCTAGATAAAAGTGTTACTGGATGTGAAGTAGCTTTGTTTAATATCTGGTGGACTGAACAATGTAATCAATACGGACAACAGATATTGTATTATGTAAGTAATTTTTCTTTATCTGGAATGGACGCGTCGTATGGGGAAGATCCGCCTGCAGTTTTTTCTGATCCTTTACCCATCATAGCTTTAGTAAATTTAAGTCAAACACAAATGTTTTCTCAATGGGCTTTATTAGGAGATGATTTTACTACTATGGTTATTCCTATTACTGGGTTTCGTGATGTGTTTGGTCTTAGTGCAGAACCTAAATCAGGTGATGTATTTCAATTATCTGAATTTGGTGAAGACCGACCTGGTGGTAGGAATGGTAAAATGTTTGAGATTACAGAACGTTTAGATGAAGAGATAACTCAAACTAATCAATTAATGGCGCACATGGTTTGGTTAATCAAAGCCAAACGTTATGAATATACCTTTGAGCCTGGAGTTAGTGCAGAAGCAGCTACTGATCAAGTATATGATAATACTTTCTTTGGAAGATTATCTGGAGGTGAAAATCCTCCTACTAATGTAAAAGCTTATCCAGGTGAATCAGCAGATGATTATGCGCGAACTATATTTGATTACAATTCTGCGGGTGGTGTAGACGATGTATATGGTTCCTACAGCTAATTAAAACATATAATCTATCTGATGTCTTATCAGAATCAAACAAAATTTCAACAAATTGGCGAATATAACCAAAAAATATTTTCATACTATTAATCATTTCTCTTTTGATAGAAATTTTTATAATCTGGTAAAATAATATTAGATAATTTACTAATATATTCATCTGCAATAGCAGTAGTTGTAAATTCTTTTTTAAATATAGAAGTTTTTGAACTACTAAAATTGTATGTAAATGTAGGAGGAATTTTATCTCTATTAAATTTTATATAATCTATAGTGTATGTTTTTCCACACTCAAATTCATCTATGCGTTTGTTAGTTGATACACTGCTAGTAATATTTGTAACAGCATGTGTTTTTTGTTGTGGAGTAGTTAATACTACTGTAAATTTACTTCCGGTAATGAAATACATGTTGTCTCCTTTAAAAACTCTGAATCTTGCATTAAATCATTTAGAATATCTTCGTATCGATTCCTAATATACTTTTCAATTGCAATAGGTTGAATCCAATCAACTTGAGATGAATCTAAATCAATTTTTAATCGGTTTGCACCCCGATCAATAATAACTACTGCATCCATTAGTGTTAACCAACGTGAATATTCAAATACAGACATTTGAAAAATATCATCAGTGGGTGTGTTAATTCTTACAAACAGCTTTTTAGCCTTTTCTTTTACATCTTTCATATAACAAATGTATAATAAGGGATAAATTAATAAATTACAAGCTTTATTTTTTAAATTTTTCTACTGTAATACCTGTTAAGTTATTAATATAACCTGAAAGTGTAGCTAAGATTATATTTTTATCAATATTTTGTAAATCAAAATTCTTTAACAAGTCTAAATTAGCTTGTGTTATTTTTTGAATTGAATTAATAATGATAAGTTGTTTTTGACGTTCAACTATATCAGTAATATTTTTTGATAACTGTTCCTTAAGACTTGTAAAAATAAGATTTAAAACTGCAGATATTAATTCAATATAAGGCGCATCAAATTCAAGACCATGATAACTTGTTCCAATTTTATATGCATCGTTATATTGATATTTCCCAATTTCCCAAAGTTGTCTAATTATTTTATTTGCAACTTCAAAATCAGGAAAAGTATGTTGTTCGCCTATTGGTTGAATAGAAGAAGCTTCTCGAGTTTGTGGAAGAGCTAAAATTCGTTCTGGTATAAATGTTGGTAGATTAGGTAATTCCATTATAGTTTATTTTCAATTATTATATCATCTGCTAATTTATCCATTTGTTCTTGTGATAATTGTGCTGCTTGAATATTTGCAATAGGTATTGTTTGCTGTACTGCTTCAATATTAATGTAAATTGAACTAATCTTATTACATTTTTCACATTTTAATTCGTTATTAATATCAAAGCGTAAAAGTGTAAAATTTGGATGCTTACAAAATGCACACGTAATAACAGCTCCTTGTTTTCCTAATTCAATTATTCTTTCATTTTCAATTAGCTCTGCTTTTAAAAGTAATTTCGTTTGTTGCCAGCTATTCCAACAATAAAAAAATAAAATTTGTAGAAAAAATGTAAAAATAGTAGTTCCCCAAAATGTTATTTTAAAGAAGTATGCACTAAGACCAAAAGCAACACTAACAAATAATGTTATTAGTAATGAAATTAAAATACGTACCATATAGTATTTTATGAACCAACTTTTTGTTTATCAATAGAAAGACTATCAAGTTGAGTACCCATAATTTTACAAAGCTTTTTAATGGAGTAGAGTGAACAAATAACTCTTTGGATTTTCTTTTTTGCTGTTACACTATTTGCAACTAAAGCATTTTTTTCAAGCTCTAATAAACGTGCATGTACTTTTCCAGCAGCAATATAAACATCTGCTATTTCTTCAAGTAAAAACTGTCCTGGGTAAGGTAATGTTTTAGGTGCAGTTCCATCTGTTTGTTGTATCTTACTTGCTATTCCAGCTAAGTCTAATAGAGTAATTGGATGAGGTCGAAGTACGCCTCCACCTCCACTAGCTGTATCTTCTTTAATTAAATCATCAAATGTAATGCTCATTGATGTAAATATTTAATAGAAATAGTATAAATAATTACATGGTGACTTTTGAACGTAAATTTACAGATATCTTGGTATCAGAGGCAAGAAAAATAGAAGAAACATCTGCTGAACCTATTACAGATGTACAAGCTTTTCAGAAAACACTTGAACCAGGAACGAATCCTCGAACTTTTGATACTCCGCCTAATCCTGAAATGAATTACAAGATTAAGCAAACAACTGAACAATTGAAACAGTTGCAACAATGGATTATTGAAGTTGAACAGTTTGTTGATAAGCTAAATGGATTAGATAGTGATTCAATTCAAAGCCGTCTTAATTCAGCAGAATGTGATACAGTATTTTCACCTATTGCACGAAGTGAAACAAAGAAAATTTCTCGTATTGCACAAGATTTGAGCGGATTAGCAGAATCTTTAAAAGGACATTTAATGTCTGCTGACACAAGTATATAATTTTAACATAAAAAAGAATAAATAATCATATGGCACTCATTACATTATCTGCATATTCAGGTAGTTCAACAATTAACAATAAATTGTCTGCATTCGGACCAAATGCAAGTGGAATTTACGATGGTCTTACAATCGTAACTACATTTGCTTCACCAGTAACAGCTTTTATAACAGGCTATACTTTTACTAATAATACGCCGTATGCACCAGAAGGAGCAATTTGGACATTTGATGCATCAAGTTTAGCATCTCTACCTCTTCAATTTACTAGTACAGGATTTACATTAGGGTTGTCTGCTCAAGTTGGTGAATATTCAGTAGGTCCTTATGCAGCAACTTTAGATTTTACTTTAAGTTCTACTTGTTTAACTGGTGCTGCATGGACAAGATCGGCAGTTACAACAACATCTCAAACATTGTCATTTGCATTAACAGCAGTAGATTTACCATATGGTCCAACAGCGTCGGTTGTATTATCAGCATATACTGGTGTTTCAACAATTAATAAATCATTGTCTGCATTCGGACCAAACGCAAGTGGAATTTACGATGGTCTTACTATTGGTTTTACTACTACTTCACCTGTAACAACTTTTATTACTGGTTATACATTTAATAATGTAACACCATATGAGCCTGAAGGAGCATGTTGGACACTCGATGCTACAAATCTTGCATCTTTACCTCTTAAAGTTACCAATACTGGTTTTACATTAGGTTTATCTGCCCAAGTTGGTGAAACTGCTGTAGGTAATTTTGCAGCAACTTTAGTTATTACGTTGTCTTCAACTTGTTTAATTGAAGGTATACCTGCAACAGTAAGTAATACAACTCAAACATTAACATTTCCGATAACAGCAGTAAATTTACCATATCATGGTCAACCAAGTTATGATCGATTTCGTCGATTGTGGTTAGGTGGCTATATTGGGTAAGACCTTTTTAGGTTTAGGTATTTGTGATAACAAAACTCGTGCTCTCATTCCTGAACACGAGTTTTTTATTATAAAATCAGGTGGAATACTATCAATCTTCAATTTTATTGTCATTTCGTTAAAGTCTTTAAAGAGTCTACCATAGATTTCAGGCCAGATAAACATGTTACATCCTAACTCAATGAGAATCTGTGTTTTTCTATAACTAGCCGCATCAATCCATTGAGAATCCAAGCACCATATGCGTTCATACGCAAAATATTTACTTAATTGCATTTCCTGTATATGTGTTAGAGAAAATGTTGATTCATCCTGTATTCCACCTACCGCAACACAATTTTTAAGAAAACATGCATTTATAGGACCTTCTGTTATAAAAATTTTATCCAAACTTAAGTCAATTTTGTTTATATTAAATAATGTCCGGTCACCATTTGATTTTGATAGATATTTTGGAGCATTCCATTCAGCTGGTATAACAGTTCTTGACTGATAAAACACTATTTGATTTGTCTCATCATAGAATGGTATAACTAATCGATTTTTATGTATAAAATCAGTCAAACTTAACCAAAACGTTTTAGGTCGATATAATGCAGTATCTAATCTTCGCAGATGAATATATTCTAATACCTTTTGAACAACTAAATCATGTTTATAAAAATTGAGTTGAGCATTGTCAGTTAAATTAATACAATCATCTGGAAGAGTATGACTAATTTTTTTTATTAGTGATACAATATTAATTTTTGATACATCGGAAGGCAGTATGTCATATTCTTTACTTTCATCTAATAGCTCTTTGAATGTTTGGTGACTATACTGAATTAAAAAGGTAATAATAGGTAAGTTAATTTGGCAATTATGGCAAAAAACTCGATCATTTTTTACAATATAATATAAACGCCGCCTCTTTGATTTACCATCTCTACATTCAGGACAACTTCCTAAATACACATTTGATATTTTATTAAACGAAGTATGAGATACTATCTGTTTAAATTTCTGTATCAAATAATCTTGTGGTATTTCCATTCAAGATATTATAATACAAAATTAAATGAATACAAGTAATGTATCCAAATTATTTAGCAGGAGCTGGTTTATCAATACAGCTTATAATACCTCGGAAGAAATAATTGTTACATTTAGGGCAAACATATCTTGCTTCTACAATTATTTGTGTACGGCTTTCCTGCTTTAATCTGGTAGGTTGAACTCCAGTCGTCCCACAAGCTGTGCACTGCATTGGTTTTGGTTGAATTAATGTCATATAGTTATTTATACTATGAAACATGTTAAAAAATTATAAAAATAATCATACTTAAGAATTAAATAATTATAATGATATTAATTTAATATCTAATCGTCTGTTCCAGACGATAACAGGCACAGAGCTAAAATAAGTCTAGCAGATAAGAAATTATCTGAAAGCACAAGCATTGAAGTGTCTAAAAAGAAGTGTATTTACGCTGAAGCCTAGAGAGTGATTTTTAGGTAGTTCACACTGTTAAATTTAGTCTTTTTGCTAAAGATACAATACTATCTTGCAAAAGATTATCATGTCTAAAGGGATGAATCCAGTTGAGAAAATCATATACAATATCATCAATGTGATTTTCGGTACAAATTCTCTTGAATTCTTTCATATTTAACTGGATGTTTTGTTGTTCTTCTAATTGTCCCTTGTAAGATTCTATTTCTTCTGGATAAACCTTATATCCATACGACAAATCTACAAGTTTAATATTACGTGTTACAATTTCTTTTTGTTCTGTTGTTAGTTTGTTTTGTAAAGTTTCCCAACCTTCAGCTAATTTCTTTGATTTGACTGCACCAAATCCTTCTAATCCAGGAACATTATCAGAAACATCTCCTTTAATTGCTTTAAAGAGAATAAAGCAATTAGGATTTACTTTTGTATGTTCTGCTAAATTAAATTGTTCAACTAAAACCTTTTTTATAGGACTAAAAACCGAAGTTTGCTCATTAACTAGTTGAAAAAAATCATGATCAACACTTACTATAGTTTTTTCACCAGGAAGATTGTGTGTTAACCATGCAATAACATCATCACCTTCCATAACTCTTGGAAACATAATTTTAATACCTAGAGCTTGAAGCATACTCATAATTAAATCATCTTTAGCATGTATTTCTTCTAGCTCTGAATAATCACGATTTGCCTTATATTCAACATTAACCATTTCTTTACGAAAATTTGTTGAAGGCTTTAATAATTTCTTATCCCATACTGAATAGATATTATCTGGTTCAAAATCTCTCACATAACATCGCAATGTCCGTAAAAACATCAATATAGGATCTGAATTAGCTGACTTGTTTATGTGCCAAATTCGATATAGGAGATTGTTTGAGTCTATTATTAGATTTTTCATTTGAGTTAAGTTTCTGTGTCAAAGTAAAAGATTTCTTTTTTGATTTAAAATATTGTTTTTGTAAAAATTTATAATATGCTCTTGGAATTATTTCAACACGTTCAATTATTGCATTTTCTAATCCTTTTCTAAAATCATCTTTCGGTACTTCTCTTATCAACATATTTGGAAGAGATAAAAAATTAAAATATTCTCCTTCTTCTTCCATAAAGATAAGGAATTCACCACAATATATACCATGAGATACAGCATATGATTCCCTATTAAATGGTTTATATGTTTTAAACCATTTTTTAATCCGGAGTTGCATTATTTTCTGGAGTTGAGGGTTTTGATGCTTGTAAAAGAATAAATCGATGCAAAGCATAATTTAATGCATCAAGATCTTTTTGTTGTTTAGCAATTATTAATGTTATAGGAATACCTTCCATATTATGTCCAATCAACAAGTAACTTGTTAGGTATTCAGAAATGTTATTACTTAGTGAATTAAGCTCGTTAGTAATTTCAGTCTTTTTCTCTGCTGGTAACTCTGAAATTGGTGTATTTTTAATCAAATCAATAGGCTCTTTACTTATTTGAGGTTTAACAGATAATGATTTTTTATTTTGATTAGGTTTGTGTTTTTTTGGTTGCATTGCTTATTCCTTTCCGGAGTAAATAACTAATAATAACTTCCATTGATTCAGTTTTAAGTTGAAAGTTTCGCGGAAATCTTAATCCTCCATCATTAAACTCAAATAAACTTTCTTGAAACGAATTCTTATTAGTGTAATAAGTAATATAAACTGATTCTCTACCTGGATTAATTAATGTAGTCCAATTTCTAGGATCACCTATTCCATACTCATCAAAAATACGGCATACATAAAATCCATTATCACGAAGTCGTTTAATAAAATACCCTGCTGTTGTAATGTTATTTTTTGCCATAATTTTATCCAGTTAATCCTGATGATATATAAAGATTTTTTACATTATCATTTGTTACGTCATATGTTACAACACTCTTTGAATTATTAACATAAACATTTACACCTTCACATCTTGATGTTGTAATTATACGCATCGTTTCATATTTCAATGGTATAGCTTTTGGTATACCTATTCCCTTAAAAGAATCAGATATTTTTAATTTAATACTATCAACATTTGCACGTGATTTATCTGTAAGTTCTCCAAATACTTCTCCTTCTTCAATTGATATATAAATTTTAGTTGATTCAATATCAGTAACAAATGAACTACTTTTTACAATATCAACTAAAGTAGATGCAGATATATAAAAATTTGTCTGATAATCAATTGCTTTAATTTTTTCGACACTGATAGGGCATTGAGGAATAATTCCTTCATGTAATAAGTGATAGGTAAAACGAATAGATTTTGACGTATACTTTATATTATTTGACTCAATTTTAAGTTCGATATCTTCTGTTTCAATACAATTGAGAATTTTAATGAGACGGTTAAGATCAGGAAGATTTAATTTTACTGGCGCCAAATCATTAGGATAATCAAAAAAACTGTACATAATTAATGTACCATCTTGATTGTTTAATAATGAAGACATTCCTTTAGTTGTAATATCTAATATACAACTGTTACTAATTTTACTAATAGGATTTAGAAAATTAGTAACAAAACTTTTTTTGTTATTGATTAACATATTCATTATCTATTTTTATTTAAATAATTTATACCTTGTTGTAGTAAATTAATTTTATCTTTTGCAAAACCGATCATTGAATTACATCCTTGATGTAAGATTCCTCGTACCTTGTACGAAATATGGCAATGATCTACAACTGGTCTTGTTCTTATCTGTTTCTCTGAAAAAGGTTTATTACATAATGAGCATTTATTTTTCTGTTTTTGTAATAACTCTTTATATTCTTTGAGTGTAATTCCTACATTGTGTTTAAGGTGATATCCTTTTATTTTTTCTTTATTATTTTTATCCCAAAGACGTCGCACTTTGCATGCATATTTTCTATTTTTTTAAACCACTTTTTGTTTCTTAAAAAAATGCGTTGTTTATTATTTTTATAATATTTCCTTTGAAATAATTTAATGTGTTGTTTATTTTTCTGGTAGTATTGTTTCCAATACTTCTTCTGATTCATAAACTACTCAACTTGTTCATTAAGCTTAATTGTAAGAGATTTCACTCCTTGTTTCAAGCTCTTTTCTATAACTCGTGAAATTTTATCATCTACTGATGTAAGATGAAGAACTTGTTGACTTAAAGTTGTACACAAAAGTTGTAAATTTTTTAAGTCTTCAATAATTTTTTGAGCAGTAGCAGTATCAATTATTACCATTTGTGTTGCTGCAACAGAAGTTTGTTGAGAAATAGATGGAGGAGTTGCTCTAATAAATTCCTCATGATGAGGAAAACCTGGAGGAGGATATGGTCCAATTTCTTCACGAGAGGATCGACCCGAATTCGGGTCGATCCTTGTAATTGCATCCTTAATTGCAGCACGAGCATCTAATTTTGAAGCTTTAAATGTAGGTGAATTTCTACCATCTACAGCATTACTATCAATTGCTTTTAATTGTCCAGATGTTGATCCAATTAGATTTGCTACTAATTCTAGATCTTCTGGTTTGATAGACATCTCATTCATAAATGCTTGTTACAATAAGAGATTTACTCTAAGTCTTTAAGAAGTTCTGCAACTTTATTATCATCGAGGACTTCTTCTGAAGGGACAGGAGATTTTTCCATTGGAACATCATCTTCTGTAGCTGTTTCTTTATCTGTTACCTTTTTTACAGGCTCTTTTTTACTATCTTTCTTAGTTGATGTATTAGGAGAAGCATAGTAATGTTGATCTAACATATCTTTTAATTCTTCGTAACTTTTAATAGTAAAGATTTTTGTCAAATCAAATGTAGTATTATAAATTTCTTGAATCTTTTCTGATGTTAATCCAGGAATTTCAGAAGGTGAAACAAATTTAGAACTTACATAAGTAGCATAATTTCCTTCATTTTTTTCTGCTTTAATTCTTAAATTACAGCCAGTAGCAGTAAGATCGAAAATACGTTCTCCGAATTCTTTAGCATCATCACCCTCAATTGCTTCCATGATAATTTTATGTAATTGACGACCGAATCGAAGAATTTTAACCTTATTATTATTTTCAGGATGTTTTGGATCACTTACAACAAAAATATTAATAAGCCAATTTTCTTTTCGATTAAGTGCAGTTGCTTTTTCCTTTTCTTCTTCTGATCCAGTCTTTGCAATCTTAAACCGAGTTTCTGCAATTGGATCACGTTCATTCCATGTGGTAGGACTGACAGCAGACACAAATTGTCCGGTTGCAAAACTTTCCCAACCATGATTGTAATAATGGAAGAAAGTTTTATCTGGATCTTTAATGTTAGGGATTAAGCGTACAATGTACGGTTTAGGATCAACCTCTGTACGGAGTATATCCTTAAGAGTTGATGTGGATTTTTCTTTTGTTAAGGCATCTTTGATAGATGCGAACATTTCGTTATTGAATGTATTCATAGTTTTTATTAGTATTAGTATTTTATAGATTTAGTAATTTACTTAATCTGTAATTATTTATTCATTAAATCTGCAGTTGCAACACGTTTTTCTAATCTTTTTATACCTTCTTTGACTAATACTTTCGCTTTTGTAGATTGAATAAACTGAGTGCGATAAGTCGAAAGTTTATCATAAAGGTAGCCTATTATGAATTCAACTTCACTCTTATCAAGGGATGAAAATACTTCTTCAAATTTATCCCATCCAAACAGTGTATAAATTGAAATTTGATGTTCTTTTAAGTGTAAAAGAAAAGCAGGAAATAACTTATTTTTCTTATAAATGTATTCACTAAGAGGGATATCTCGTTCTTTACAAAAATTGTAGATAAACAATAATGAACGTTTAATAAAATCTAATTGTAAATCTGAATCTGGTAGTGCATCATTTCGTTGTTTATTAAAGATTGTATAAACTTTGATTGCTTTTGGTGAAAGATAAAAATCTAATCCATAATATGTTTGCTCAGGGTAAACATAATAGGGTGCTTCAAAATATTCTTCTATGTTAATATGAGGAAATCGTTTAAAAAAGTTTTCTAATTTAACTATATAAACATAATTAGGATCTTTTTCAAATTCAGAAAAATCTTTTCGATATCGAAATGGTTTACCTTGACGTGAACGAGAAATTCGAAGAAAAGTATTATAGATGAATTCAGTAAAACGAGTCATTTAATCTAACTTGTCCCAAAACGTTTTTGTTCTTTAGGTGTATTATCTTTATCAAATGCTTGTTGTTTTTTAACAATTTCTTCAATTTGGTGACGAACATATTCTATAGCAAGTCTGCTATTTAATGGTACTTCTAAAGTTATTAAACGACTACAAATTTTGGCAGCATTTTTATAGTACGCTCTGTTAGTAGATGTATCTCCTTCACCATAACTTTTAATTGAATCAGTTAATAAGCTCATGTAATAAATATATAATAAGCTTAATTAAATCACAAGCTTATTCTATTCATACTAAGGAATTTTTTGATATATTTACTTTTATAAAGAGGAGAACCATATTCAAGAAATGATTTAATTGTTTCAAATTCAGAGTCAAATCCGCAAAGCTTCATATATAACTTACGTAAACTTTCATCTTTGAGAATGTGAATAAAAATATTTGCAAAGTTAAGTTTTTTATTATATGCTATACAAACAAAAGAACAAAAACTAAGAAAGGCATGTTTTTGTTCGTTATCAACAATGTTAAAAGTAGGATCACAAGCTTGTTTTTTCCCAGTCATGTGATTATTTACCTTCCGGAAAAGATAAATCAACCTAGAGGGGATTTTCTATGAAAGGAGTGAACAATTTTGACAGCAATAATACCTTATTTGAAAGTAACATTCCGCTCGCGAAAGGGTGACCTCCACCCTCACCCATTTTTTCTGCAAACTTAGCACAATCAAAAGTACTAGTTTTAGATCTCCTAATGCTAACCTTTTGTGTCTTTGTGTTTATTACCAATGCAACGTCATTTTTAGTTCTTTCTAATGCATATTGAGCAATATCATTTAGAAATTCAGTAGCAAAAACTGCAACAAATTTATATTTGACTCCATTAATAGGTATTTCTGCGGTAAATAACTGTAATTCACTTGTTATTCGAGCAAAACGCTTTTCATAGAATGTACAAATATTCTGCTCTGTTTCATCAAAACTAGTAAATCCTTTTGGAAATCGGTCACATAATTTTTGAACACGGTCACCTTGATAGTTCCAAAATAAAGTGTTGAGACATTTTGTTTCCTTTAGTTTAAATTGAAAACTGTCATAATCATCAACTAAGAGAATAAAATATTTCTGTTCATTAGTTAATATATCTAAAGTTTTACCATCTTTTGTTGGCTTCTTAAGTGTTTTATATAGAAGTTTGCAGGTGCTAGAATATTCCTGTACAATTGCTAATGCTTTTTTATAATTATCTTTATAAGGCAGGTGGGTTTCGTGGTGATCAATTACAACTACATTGGATAAATCTATAATATCTAAATGTTTACCAACATCTAAGTCGAGAATAAAGATTTTATCATAAGTAGAAACATCCTCTAATTTTGACCATTCTATGAATGTTTCTCTGAAAGTATTTTGTGGTGTTACTTTATATGGTACTTTACTACCTAAAAGCCAAGTGAGCGTTAATAGGCTACCAGCTGCATCTAGATCCGCATCAATCCAGGCGAACATCTTTCCTTCTGTTTTCATATTGTTATTTATAATAATGTTAAATTATTGAGTATTTGGGTCGTAGAAATCATCTCATCAGTCTCGTTACTATGTTCCTCTTCAGTTAAAGATAATGTAGGATAATCAATTCTCATTATACAAGTGCCAAAATTTGGTCCAAATCGATTTTTTACAAAACTCATCTTAATTATCCCTAATTCATAATCTTCATCTTCTTGCCAAACACTAACCATTACATCTGCTGTTGCAGGTGTTCCCATACTTTCACTTGTAGTCTCAATACCGGGTTCAGTTTGATTAACACCAGTGCGATTTAATTGGGTGGCTGAAATAATCGGACATTTATAAATATAGGTTAACGCTCTCACCTGCTCAGAAATATGTTTAATTTTTTCATATGAATTATTACCAATCGTAGTAGTAAGCAGATTCAAATAATCTAACACAATCAAATCTGGAATTACACCAATCTGTTTTAGTTTTTTAAAATATGTATTTAATTGAATAGGAGTAATAGTTGCAGGAGGAAATTCCTTTATAATAAGACGTGAATTGGGATGTTTTACTTTATATGTATAAAGTTTATCTTTTAAATCAGAAGACACTTTTGGAAAACTATGAACAGGAATTTTTGAAAGTTTTGCTGATACTCTTCTTGCATATATTTGTTCAGGCATTTCTAAGGTAATTACTACAACTGTTTTACCTTGTTCTGCAACATTTACAGCAATGTTACCTAAGAAAATTGATTTACCTATATTTGGTTGTCCTGCAAAAACATATAATGCTCTTCCATCTTGAAGTAATCCTCCACCTAATTTCTTATCTAACCATTTCCATCCAGTTGAAATATATGCGTCTACTCGGTTAATATCAGCAATGTGTTGATCAATTTTGTTAAAATAATCGAAACCGAGATCCTTAAGTAAGCTCAACGAACAGGCTTTTTCCATCATCTGAAGAATTTGGGAAGAATCAATCTTTCCTTTTTCCTTCTCTTCAATAATCTTCCACATTGCTGCTGCAACAGCTTTTTCTTTTAAAAAATTTTCAGTATTTTCATACAATTCATCTTCATTAAGTTTTTTATTGAATTGTTCAAATTCTCTTACAACAGCTTTAAAGGAACTTTTAAGTTCAGGTGTAGTGAGATAAGACTTTAATTCAGGAATAGTTGGAACAGTTCCTCTCTTCTTATAGAAATCAGCAATGAGAGTAATAACTGATTGTTTATTTTTATCTTTGAAGTAAGTAGGATCTAAATGCTCTACAATAGTAGCTAAGTACATTTCATCCGTCAAAACTTTATAGAGAATGACTTGTTCAAAATAATCATGATCGAGTTGAAATGTAGAACTTACCATTAAGATTATTATAAGTGAAGATGATGTAGAAGCAAGGTTACTTCTTTATCCACTTATCTAAGAATTTCTGTTGATCATCTAAAAATATCTTATCGTTTATATCTCTAAGACCAGGTGATTTATGATATACAGATATTGGCCAAACTCCCATTTTTAATTTTAGTTCGTTAGCGTATAAACTAGCCGATATATCATAACAATGTCGGTTGAATTCTTCTTGAAATTTCCATTCTGTTTTTTCAACTGTTTTTAGATTTATTGCTAAAAATAATCCATCTAACACACAGATTCGGTGTGGTGTAGGGCCAAATAAAGTTAAAAATCTTTCACCTGTATCAGTAAAATGGCCTACTGCTCCATAACAATTTTCTTTACCACACATAATATGCCATAAAATTGGGGCTTGTATTTTTGGATTTAATCCTCCCGCTAATCCTACAATATCATACTCTTTATAAGCCTCTTCTAATTTTTCTAACCAACAAGGATCAACAATCTCAACATCATCGTGAATGAAGATAAGACTATCAAAATTTGGACTATTTTTATATTCTTTTAATACTTGATTATAACGAGAGCTTATATTTTGTTTATTGTGTTCAAATATTTGTGTTGTAAAATAAGAGTTACTTCCAAATTTTGGTTCAGGTCCCAGACTTTGTGATAATGGTGTTATACTAAATTTATCCCTTGTACAACAAACAATTAAATGATTCATAATGATAAAAACGGAGAATTAAACACAAATGGTACTAACTTAACTAATCCCTTATTAGTTACTTCAAATACCCATCCTTCTTCAACTAATTCTGAATTTTCAAATTGAACTGATGAAAAATTTCCATCTTTATTAGCAAAAAGAGTACTAGAACATCGAATTAAGTATATTTTACCTGTTGGAATGTAATAAATCCAACATGCAAATGTTCCTTTTAGTTTTTCTACTTCTTGTGCAATAATAACTTCAATAGGAATCTTATTTTTTGGATCATATAAATCACGATTAGTTGTTCTTTGTTGTAAGAGGGCTGGTATGATTGAGCTATCAACAGGATTTGTATGTTTAGGTAAGTTTTGTTGCTTTAGTTCTTCAAAGTTAACCAAAATCCCATTATGAAGACAGAGCCAATCCTTACTTTGAAAAGGATGACTTGTTTCTTCAGACCACTCTCTTTGTGAAGATGTAGGTGCTTGTGTATGTAAGGCAAAAAATTCAACAGGTTCTATTGAATCCGTTTCATCAAACTTAAAAGGAGGAATTCCTTCATTTTTTCTAATAAATAGATGATTTTTTGTTTTAATTATAAAACTGCTAGCAAAATTTCCTCTTTCACTATTTAGTTTGTAAAGAGTTTGAAATTTTTCTTTATTATTACTGCCTGCTATTCCACACATAAACTATTTTTATATTCTACAAATTTATTGTATTTTCTCTCCATATATAAAGTTGCGTCCCAAGAATGAAGGAGGTAATACCTTTGGATGAAAATCAAAATAAAGAGTACTAACTGATGGTTCATGGCGGAAAACGTAAATATATTTCATAAATTAATCCTTCCCCATTTAACACTTTTAAAAGCAGATAAATCTTTACCACCAGCATAAGAAATAGAACTTTGAAGTGCTTGCTCTATTTCAATTAAGCGATCTGAATAAGTTATTGCTTCATCTAATTCAAGTGTTTTACCTTCAATATGATTATTATGACCTTTCATCTCAAATGAAGTAGAGCCTCGGTAAATCTTCTTTCCATTCTTAATCTTAGCAGGAGAATTTATACAAGAAGCAAACCAGCTCCCACTCATTACAAAGCTAGCCCCCATTGTTAATGCTTTTGCTACATCGCCATAATGCTTTGCACCTCCATCTGCAATGATAGGAATATGTAAATTCATATCGTTTAATGCTTCTTGTGCATAAACAACAGATTGAAGAGTTGGAACATGAAATCCGGTTTTGAAGCGGGTGGTACAAATTTGCGACCCACCAATTCCACATTTAATTATGTCAGCTCCTAATCCTGTAAGAAATTTTACACCTTCTCTTGTTGCAACATTACCTACAATCAATTTAGCTTTAGGATAATTACTTCTAACATATTCAATTACAGGAATAACATTATCATGAAACCCATGCGCCACGTCAATCGTAATAAAATCAATCCTATAATCAGGAGATACTAAATCCTTTTCATAATCTTTAGTGCCAATACTAACACTAATCAATTTAAAACCTCTTTCATTAGCATAAGGAATAAAATTAGGGGTTGCTCCATTAAACCTATGCATGATGTAAAAATAATCATACTTAGACAAATATTCTGCGTTTGAAAAATCAATTACATCCTGCATATTAGCAGGAACAACTGGTAATATAAACTTCCAACCACACAAACTAGCTGTTGTATCCGCTAAACTCCGGCTTTTTAAGCAGGAGTGATTGGGATATAAACAGATATTGTCGTATGATAGTAGAGGGTCCATGTTCTTATGAGTAGAGTTCGTATTCTTTTATTACTCGTTCAAGAAACTTAGTAATAGATTGTGGAATATCTATTTCACAATCTATATCTTCATTATGATATAATGTATTACAAATATATTCCCAATCTCGCTGATTAACAAACTGGTCAGTTTCTACTTCATCAATCTTATCTTCAAATTGACAAAATACATCAAGTAATTGATAAGCACGTTCGCAGGAAAGGTATTTATACTTACCTATTCCATCTATGGTTGCTTGTTCGAGTTGTTTAATTTGTGTTCCTACACTAGCTTGTACTTTTTTTGGTATTTTCATATATTTAAATTGTATTAACAATTCCGTACTGACTCCACGGAATTTCTATTGCGTACTCCTTCGGATCTTTATAACCAGCATCAACAAAACCCTTCAATCTTCCACCGCAAGCTTGGCATTTTCCGCAGGCTAATATATCTACATATCCACAGCTTGTATAATCAGTAACACCTATTAATTTTTGAACCGGATCATAACAAGTATGAGTCATCTTAAAATCAACTCCTAATTTAATACCTAACTCTATAATTTCTTTCTTAGATTTGTTAATTAGTGGCGCTTCAATTTTAATCTTATGAAGACGGTTAAGAGATATTAACTGGTTAATAGAAGTGAGAAACTCATTCGATCCGTCCCAATGTCCTGCAAGGGTATCTAGTTGTGCAGCTCCATGAAAAACAGTATCAGCTCCAACACTCTCAGCGTATGAACACGCAATTGAGAGGAATATCATATTTCTAAATGCAACATGAGAAGATGGTTGTGGGTGTCCTTGTATATACTGTGTTTTAGGTACATCTATTGCTTGATTTGTGAGTGAAGAATTTGTTACAAGTTCCTTTATGAAGGAAACATCTATTTCTTTATATGGTTCAACTTGTGCTTTTTCTACTTGAATTGAAGCATAACCAAGTTCCCAGTGATGTCTTTGCTTGTAATTAAATGATAATGGAAAAATTTGATCAAAGCCTAATTCTTTCTTAGCATAATAAAGAAGTATGGAACTATCCATTCCTCCGCTGACGGGAATTACGGCCTTTTTCATAAAATTTTAAGATTTCTGTTTAAGAAGAGCAGTTAATTCATTAATCTTTGTCTTAATCTTATCAACTCGTTCAAACTCAGCTAACTTCACATAAAGTTCGTCAGCAAGTTTTGGTAAAGTAGCCTTTATTTCATCAGCATAAACCTTAAGGCTTTTCCTGCATGCAGAAATATGTTTTGGTTCACCGCCAGCATCAATTCTTAACACCCAATAGAATGCTTCTGTATCTACAGGACGACCATCAGTATGTAATATTTGATACTTCTGATGAATTCCATCTTTTAAAGGATCCATAATTACTCTGTTATTTTAGGTTTACGTCGTTCTCGCTCATTAATAACTTCATCTAAACAGCCAAAATATCCACATCCATCTAAACGATTATCTCTTCGAGGCATGTTACATTCACGACTTAGTTTAACACAAATCATAAATATAATTCCTTCTTCTGGCGTTAGTTTATGTCCTGTAAGTGCATTAAATGTTCTTGTTGAACGACTATAATCATCTAATGGATGACCATATGCCTTTCTCCGCGCACCATGTTTTCCAAGATTAATTAACTTATGAGCTTCTAAATTAATACTTTCTTGTTCCATATTAAGAATCACAACTAACTGTTAATTTATTACCATTTATATACAATGTGTGTAATATTAAATCACTTAAACAATGACCCCAAATACCAAACTGACCTTTTGTAGTAATTCGATTATACATTCCAGGAATCATTGGTACCTTCTTGCCTCCATCTTCAATTTTATAGATGTTCTTATAACATTCAACAATGTAATTAACAACTTCTTTTCGATTTAATGCTTTCTTCTTTGTATCAAACTCAATCTTGAACGGAGTTGTTAATGGATAATCAATTGTTAATATGTATGTTTTACCTTTTGGTAGGATTATTTCATCTTTATCACACTTTTCAATTTCTTTTTTATATTCTTTTTTACATTCTGGATCTTTGTAATATTCATCAGGAAATAATCTTGACGTTTTTACACCAGTCCAGTCCGACATTTGGATATAACCGAGGTTAACTGTTTTCATATTATTTTTATTCTTTTGGTTCTAAAAGTTTTTCTGGTAGTTCTACAGCACTATTATACCGATAAGCTTGTTTAATCTTCTCATTTAATGGAGGAATAATTTTATTTTCCCATATATCTACATTATGCCTGAATTCAGAGTAAAATCCCAATTTAGTTCCATCAAATAAATTATATCTATGTCCATCTTTAACAATAATTCCATGGTTTTCAGCCATTTCAAAAAGCCCTGAATACTTATCCAACCCCGTTTTGTAAGATAAAAAATTTTCAATTGCAAGAAACGGTGGAATAAATCTATTTTTAACTGTTAACATTCGTAAAGTTACACCACTATATGATTTTCCTTCTGGAAGAATCTGGTCTTGTTCATTTTTTTCATCTTGTTTTTCTTTTCGGGCAGCTAGTTGTATACCAACAGTTGCTAAATAAATCGGTCCTTCACCTCCACCAGTTTTTTTAACAAGGGATGGATACAATTGTGCTGGTTCATGGTAAATATGTAAAGAAATTAACATAGGAACTTTTGCTTTAGCACATTTATATGTTACTAGACGGAAGAATTTTTTAATTTCCTTAGCACGTAAACCCATATCTCCAGTAGTTTTTCCTTTATCAATATCAGTTAATTCCTTATCACTGGCTAAATTTCCTAAAGAATCAATAGCAATAATGAATTTTTTTGTTAATTTCTTTTCAATAACACTATCAAGAAACTTACATACTTGTAAAGTTAATTGCTCAATTGTACCTATAGGTACATATTTTGTACGTGATGCATCAAGTCCTGCATTTTCAACTGTTTCTTTATCTTTATCAAATTCACTATCAAAAATTACAGGAAATAATCCATCTTTTTGTGCATTCGCTAAGATTTTGTTAATAATAAAACTTTTACCTGACATAGACTCTCCTGAGAAAAGAGTAATTCTACCTCCAGGAATACCACCATTAACAATATCTCCACTAATAATGGCATTTAATGCACCACACCCTGTATCTATCCAATAATCTACCGTTGATAGTGTTGATTCTGAAAGAAATGTTGCTTCTGGATTGATTTTATCTAACTCTTCAAATGCAGCAAGGAGTTCTTTATCATTGGTTTTAGATTTTGCCATAAATTATTGTTTACAGAGAGATACTGCATCATCATATTCCATTGCTGAATATAATTTTTTAACTTTTCTTATACAATTCATACATATGTCAACATCTTTATACATAGTTGAACCATTATGAGGATGCTCACCATCACGCATTTCAACTACAACTAAGTCATGTGCTTCATTATCACACAAATCACAATATCTTTTTGTTGCCATAAGTTAATTTAAATGTTTACCTATTAAAGCTTCAAACTCATTTGACGTTTGTGCTCCGGAAAGAAATTCCGTCATTGTCATTATACAGTCTTTAGGGTTTTTAGGGTTCACGTATTACTTTACTTTCGCTCACAATTGTTGTATCAGGAATAGTTGCTGCTGCAATATCATCAATATGTAAACAGTTTTTCAAATCTGCATAATGACAACCTTGAATCGGAAAAGGAACGATTGAGCCATTACAATCACTTCCCTGTTCTGCTTTAGCGTTAATTAAAACACCCAAAAAAGGATCTTCAGAACCAGTTGGAATGTAAATTATCTTGTCACCGTTATTTGCTTTTCTGCCATTTTTATAATGCATATGTTTATTTCTTTATTATTTTTTATCAGAATCAAAAAGATTCACAATTGGTGCAGAATCAGGAACAATTATTTGAGTTGGATTAAACAATCGATCATATTGCTTAACTAATTGAGCGTCAATTTCGAGATTTTGTGGAATATTAATTCCATTAGTACTAAAATACCAAATAACTGGATCTCTTCGCTTACTTGATGTAATAAATTCAGGAATCAAATAAGGCAAAACCTGAACTTGAATTTGTCCTTGTTTACCAGAAACAGGTTGGATGTGAATTATAGCTGGGTTTTTAATTGATAAAGTAGTACAACGAGATGAAGGTGAACCTTCACCATGTTGTTCTGATACAGTTTCTTCACCAATAATAGTACGCCCAACTAAGTCTGTGAATAGTATTAATTTTTCATTAA